AGGGGCCTTTAAGCCCCTCAAAATATTTATAGTCGTATTAAGTAGTGGTTGCTGCTTCCCAGTATTGTACTTGGAATTCAACAGAAAATCTTTCAATATCGTTTTCAGCTGCATAGCTTAGATCGATAGGAGCGATTGCTGTTGGGAAACAACCTCTAAAGTTATAAGTCTTCAATGTAGATCCGTCTTTGTCTATTTGTTCAACTACTAGATCTGCTTCGTAATCTACAGGATTTGTTAGACCAGTATTTGCACTATGTGCATTCATACCGTTCATCCAACGCTCCATAGCGTTACGAACATTAAAGTCTGTATCGTTGATAATTGTCGGTGTCCATACATCAAATGTACGATCACCAGCCATTTTCAACTGACGACCACGGAAAGGAACAATAATTGTACCAATTGTTGAAGCAGGCAATTGAGCTGCTTCACACAAGAACGATGTTAATTCTACATCGCCATTAGCATAACCCGGGAAGTTAATTGTCGCCTTAAATAAATTAGGACGAGCACCACCACCACGTAGTTTTGCTTTAAAATCATCGACGCCTAAAACTGCCATTTTCTATCTCCTTATACCTGTCTTCCAGCGACTTCTTCGAAGTCAACACCAGATCTGACCGCTACAAAGTTTAGAGTAATGTAGTTGATAGAACGTGCTGGCTTAATGAATACATTAGCTACAAATTCATTTCTATCAATTACTGCTGCAGTATTATTTGTTTCATCGCATACGACCCTAAAGTCTGTAATACCTCTACGTCCTTTGATTTCTCTTAGGAATGGCTCTACGATATTTACAAATTCAGCTCGTGTAAACTCATCATTCAATTCGAATAATGTGTTTCTAGCTGCCAATGCAATAGCTCTTTCAACAACGTTAAATAGACGACGAACATTGATACGATCAAATGCTGATGGTCTGCTTACGTGTGTTTTATCGCCATATAATAGAACGCCTTGACCTGGTAGGTTTGCGATCGGATTAATACCGGCTTTATAAAGAGTATCTCTTTCAGATTTAGTCGGTGTATAAGCTAGAGATGTAACTCCAACATAAGCACCACGACGTGAACCTGCAGGTGAGAACCATGGAGCAGATGCAGCATCAGATGCAGCCATTAAACCTGCTGTAGAAGATGCAGCTGGGATATTAACAAATTTATCATTATATTTGTCATATACTTTTAACCAGTTGTTATCTACAAACACGTATGAGTTATATGTGTAAGCACTTGCGTCAGTTACTGTAGTAGTAGCTGGATCAGCGTTTCCTACAACAGATGCACTTGCTGGTGATGTCACAACTACACAGTCCTTACGTGTAACACCTGCAGTACCTGCAAGATCATTAACGACAGTCGCTTGATCTCCTGCACTAGTCATACCAGGTGCAATTAAGAAGTCTACTTGAACAGTATCTTTATCTTCAAAGGCGTCAAAGCCTGTCAGATAATCACCAGTTCCGACTGTTGTACCATTGTTACCACTAACAAGAGAGTGAGAACCTGTTGAATCTACAACATTATTCATCCAGATATATTCTGAACCTCTATTAATAACGTCTTTCATGTAGTTACTTGATCCGTCAGCGTTTACCGCACCTTGTGTAGCAGACACATATGGGAATCTTTCTAGTACAGCACCAGCTGTACCTGTAATAACACCATCTTCATCTAAGATCAGAACGTGATGTTCTTCACCTGATGGTGCAGCATCAAATTGTGCTTTATAAGCTGCATTCCAGTTAGCCCAGTTTGTGGCATCTGACCATACAACTTGTAGTGAATTACCAAATTCACCAGGCCACTTAGCAAATACGTTACCTGATGTAAATGTTCCGTTATCCAAGCATCACCGTTTTTAATTAGTGTAGCTGCAGAAGCGCTGTCACACGCATTTGCTGCATTTGAATCTACTACACGAACTGTTTGTAATGCATTGGCGTATTTTAAAAAGTATGCTGCAGACAGAAAGTCTACCGCAAAACTATCGTTTGGCGCCCCAAAGGTGTCAGCAAGCTGCGCTTCATTTTGAATGAGCTTTGCTTGTTCTACAGGCCCCCAACGAAAAGCACCAGCAAACGCGCCAGTAGTTGATTGTACATTAGGCACACCGCCTGTAAGATCAACTTCCTTGACGACAATAGCTGGAGACTCTGAAGGTGTACCAATTGCCATTTCTTATTCCTTTTCCAGTAATCGAATTATAAGTTCCATAATACGGAGTTCAATTACTTCTATTTATATATTTTAAATTTTAGTATAAAGATCCCCAATCTTCAAACATTTTCTTTGTTTGCCATTGATCATTTTGATCTTCTACTTCAGCTGCGTCTATTCCATCGTCTATAAAACCAAAAGGTAATACATCATCTTCGATTTCTTTCATTTGCTGTTCAAACATCATATTTTTGATGTCAACATCTGTCAGCTGTGTAAAGTAATTACCTGTAGCAAAATAACCGAACATTACTAGATTCATCATCAAATCATCATGATTGCCATCTGATGCTTCATATGATTGCCCCTTTGCAATAAATGTAGAGCATTCTAATATAGTATTTTGGTCTACAATTTCTAATTTATTTTCTTCTAAAAGATCTTTAATACCTGAACAACCTATTCTCTTAACCTTTCGATTCATCTCCACGCCTAGTCTATTTGATTTGACTGCAGATTCAATGAATAGATTTTCATATTCTAAATCATAGTATAATCCATTACAGACTATTGTACCCTGATCATTAGATTCTACCACAACCCAAGCTTCGTTGTAGACTTTCGCATATTTATAAATAACATTTGGGAAGAGTAATGGAGAGATAAGGTTATTGCGATATACAGCAACCTGTTTAAATGGGCGAGAGCTAATATCGATCAAGTTAAAAGTAGAATAATCCTGTCCTCTTCCCTTCGAAACATCTACTGTCATCACATATTGATGATCTTTCTTTGGTTCTTCATAGATCCAAACACTATTGCCTTCTATAAGTCTTAGATAAGGTTGTGCCCTAAAATTCATTAGTGTTTCAGCATTTATAAGCGTATCACCTGTTCCAAAAAATGTATTACCAAACTCTTGGTCAAACTGAAGTTGGCTTGTGTTACTAATAGTTTGTTGTTTCCAGTTATCATCTCGACCGGGCACATCCCACCAATCAACTCGGTACGGTTGAAACTCGTTGACTCCTTGGCTTGCTCCTTCCCAGATTTTATGGAATTGATTACCAATACCATTAGCTGTACTCGTAATAATTACTTTTGTATCTTTACCTGATGAAATAACAGGATAAGTCGATGTATAAAATTCTGCCGCATTTTCAACAAATGCAAATTCGTCCAAATAAAGCAGATTGACAGACATACCACGAATTGATGAACCAGATGTAGCAGCTGATACAATTCGACTATTATTACTAAATTCTATGGATCTTTTATTAAGAGCCTTACATCCTGGTTGTAAAAAGAATGGAAGATTCTCTAACATGAGAGTTACTCTTCCGAGCATTTCCTGGGCTGTAGCACCTTTGTTTGCCAAAATAGCAATAACTTTTTCTGGATGAAATATCGCATACCAGAGTAGATAAGCAACAGAACTGATAGACTTACCAGATTGGCGGCAAGCGAGTACAATGCTAAATCTGTTAGTGTTGAAATGGTCAAACATTCTCTCCTGATATGGATATAATTCAAATGGAACTAAACCTTTATCAAGGTGAATAATTTTACAATAATTCTCAGCAAAATAAGATGGCGATTTTAAACACTTACTATACTCAATAACCTCACGTTTTGTAAAGTTATGAGTTACTCCATCTCTTTTAATATTTGCATTACCGAGATAGGTTTCATTCATCTTTCTTGTAATCACTAATGTCAATTATTTTCTCACTGTCTTCATTATCTAAAAGCATGCGTTGCAGATCTGTAGTAGATCCTATAAACACATTGTTTGTTGTACTACCTGGCAATTCTGCAGGTTTATCTTCTTTTTTGAAATCTTTTTTCTTTTTATGAAGATCCATAAGCGATCCATTCAAATCACCCATGTTTTTCATCATATTTGATAATACTTCAAATGCTCGTGGATGTTCTGTAGCTCTAGCAACGTCCATCATATCTTCTAATGCTTCTGATCCTTTTGCTAAAAGGTCATGATATATTCTTCTTGAATATTCGAAATCATCTTCAGCTGTTTTTTTATCATCTTCCATATCATGCACTATCAAAGTCAAACAAATAATTATAATCTGATGAGTCTAGATAACCAAAATCACTATCTGCCGAAGCCCCGAAAGGATCAGGTCTTGTTCTAAACTTAGCTACCTGTAAATCTGAATCTCTCAAACCTCTATTTTGCTCAAATATATTAGTAAGAGCTGTACGAACAACACTACCATCTGTAATGGGTCCGTAAAAATTAACTTTCATATCAAATGTAAGGGTATATATAATTGTTCTTCTTGTTTCTAACTGACTTTCATAATCATCAGAAAAATCAACAGAAGTAAGTGTTAATGGCATATCTTCTTTTATATTAGGATAACCATCAACTGGTTTTATTGTAACTGTATATTGCGGATTAAAATATGGTAGAATTTGCTCAACTATTTGTAGAGCATCATCCTGACTTTTAGCATAAATGCTTAATTGAAATCCTAAGTTATATGGAACCCAACTATAAAACTTTTTTCTTGATCCAGCATTGATACCAGCTTGTAAAAAAGTATTTGTTTTTTGAAGTTGTCTGCCCTGATCATATGTAGCCGATATCATTTCAAACGACATTCTAGGTAACTTAATAGCTACTTTTGTATCATTATCCAAATCAGGGTTTTGTCTGATTCTATCTAGAAACTTCCTTTGAGGACCATAAGACAGCGGAACCTTTACTTGAGAAATAACTTGACCAGTAGAATCCTTTCTCAATACATAAAGATTATTAAAAAGTGTACCAAAAACGGCTACGCTTTTTCTAATCCTTTGATGATAAAAATGGGTTCCAAACATAATTAACCCCTATAAATTGATTGAAGGTGTGTTTCAAATTGTTCAACTTTTGCAAGTCGATTTGGCCACAAAATGTATTCTTTTTCAGGATTTTTCTTTAAATTATTCAGCAAAGGCACAATTGCGTTATATAATTTATCTAATTTTTCTTGAGTAGTTAATGCGTCATTAGCAACCTGAGTTGCCTGTTGTACTGCTTCAAGTTCATTTTCATCTACTGCTGTAAAACCGAAATCAAAAATATCATCCATTAATTATTCTCCGGATCACCAAATGGATTGTCTTCTGTAAAGTCTAAGAAGTCACCACTTATTGTACTAAAGTCATCACTTTGTTCATTTGCACTAATTTTATTATCTTCTTCAACAGAAGCAACTGAAACAAAGTTAGATGCGGAATCACCTATTGTTAGAAGTGATGAGAATGAATGGTAATTACCATCATCAGCTCCGACATGAATTAGATGAAGTTTATTATCAGAGTCAGACCATTTCGATACCTCACCTCTCATAATGACACCATCAGATAGTGTCTGAGTAACTGTATCACCTACATTGAATCCAGCGCCAGCACTATCTAATGTAAGTATATATGTGTAGCTATAATCTCTTTCAATATCATCAATTGCATCAATCTCTGTTTCAAAGTCTTCATCATTGTATTCAAACAATTCTGCTCTAAGCTTATATACTGGCAAATTACTTATTTGATAGAATGGCTGTTCATGCTCTACTGCCATGATTTGAAACATAGAATTAGATAAAGGTAGATATATTAAATCTCCTTCTCTAGGTCGAATACTATTAATATTATTATCGACCCTACCTACCGTAGAGGTCCATCTACGTCTTGCTACAACAAATGTAGCTTGGTCTCTAATCTCGACACCGAACTTTGTAAATAAATCACCTTCACCATCAAAACCTTCTACATTTTCAACGTACATTTCTATCTTATATGAACTACTGAATTTTGATGGAACGTCGTCACCAAACACACGATCCTCGTTTACTATTTCCCGAGGAAGATAGTAAACATCTTGACCATACATTTTTAGGGATTCTATAACAATATCTTCATAAAGATTTTGTTCTGATCTGACCTTTTGACTGAAATAAAAATTAGTTGCCATAGCTCTATCCTACAAAAAAGTCAGGTGGAAGCTCAAAGTCAGTTCTAATTTTTTCTCTTAGTCTTTCTATTTCTTGTGTAGCATCATCAAATAACTGTCTGCCATTTAACATAACACCACCAGGTAATTGCATACCTTCAAACTTGATTAGGTTTGCACCCCATTGTTGTTTAATAAGAGCAGTTGTATACTCTTTAAGCCACATATCATTCCATACAGCTGTATGATCACCCTCATTAATTATGCTATAAACTTCGGCAACTACATATTCGCCAGCTTTAATGTCTTCTTCTTCGAACTCGCCGTGAATATAAAGTCTATTTTGTTTTCTGACATAATCTACTTGTGGAGATCCATTAAGTCTCATATCTAGTAATGACAAATACTGTTGCACTTGTTCATAATAAGCTAAATCGCCAATATACGAATGCATATTAGCGATATCATTGAGATGCATTTGATACTTAATACTAAACATATTACGAGTAAAGATAGCAGCTGATAACTTAAACAGCTTCGTTACTTGTTGTATATTAGATGAAATGGGAATATACTTATTTGTTACATCATCAGCCGTCACCTGATGTTGTATGTAGCCTCTATATGTAGACTCTGAATGATATTCTCTAAAATATTGTAGAGCTTCATCTACTCGGTCATCTAGTTGATCAGGATCAACATTGATCTCAATTACTGGTTGACCGAGTCGACGTAGGCAATATTCAATTAATGTATCTCTACTTGTTGGGTTTGCCATCTTAAAATCCTATAATAGTATTGCTACTATTTATAAGGCAAAAACTTACAAGAAGATTTACGAGTTAGCTGCTACGAAAGCGTCGTACCATGCCTCAAGATCAGCTGCTTGCCATGCGCCCATAGCGTCTGCATCCCATCCCGCTGGTTCTGAATTCATAGGCGTTGCATATGTAACAAACTCTGCCTTTGTTAGCTCTGTAGCATTGTTTGTATCAATATAGAAAGGACCATCCATATCTGCCCAACCAATGTAGTTACCATTGCCATCGCCCCAATGTCCACGATCTTCAACGTATCCTGGAACAGCACGACGACCCTGCTCGTTTTTGTACATTTTGTACTTAATTACTGCCATCTGATTCTTCCTCTTCTTCTGCAGTTTGTTTGTTTTCCAACAAGTTCATATATTCAGTATTGAATACTTCTGTTTTACCATAAATGCGTTCAGTTGTAGCATCAGCATTCTTATAGTATTTATCACCCATTTGATCTAGAAACTCTTCTAATTCATTAGAATGTGGAATCTCACCACGTTTGATCTTATTAGCAGTATGAGCAATGTAACCCTGAACTTCTGTTAAACCTGCTTGAGGGTGTACACCATATTGTTGCATATACTCAATAGTTGCTGTAGAAGCACGACCACCATCCATCAGGTTACGATACATAAGCTCGAAACCTCGACGCACATGGTGACGTTTTTCTTCACGCTCAAACGCTTCTTCGTCCCAATCATCAATGTTATTCTTTTCTTTAATAGCATTATAGCTATCAATCAATGTTGCAATATCTTTGAATGAACCGTTGATCTTACTTTCAAGAGATGATATAGAAACAAATGCCAGACGTAGCTTTGCTTCTAGTACAGGATCATCTGGATCTGCTTCTAGTAGCTTTTCTAGCTTGTCAATCTCTTTGCGCTTCTTTGCATGATTGACTTGTGCTTCGGCAAGAGCCATTTTACGCTTCTCTGCCTCAGCCATAACCTGCCGCATCATACGCATAGGGGACTGACCATTCAGCATTGTGATAGACATCATAGACAATGTTGTCTGTGAGTTGTTTCTATCAAATGAGCGAGTCTTTTCTTCTAGCTCTGGTAGATAGTCATTGACCTTCTTTACAGCAATCTGATTAATTGAGTTTTTGGTTACTGTTGGAAGATTAAATGTCACTGTGTCCATAACGGACAGCGCATTTGCTTTTGGTTTTTCTGTTTGTTGAATTTCTTGTTCTTCACTCATTACAAAGATCCTATTGAGTTAATGATAAATTATTATAACATATATATACGTTATTGTAAACTATGCTTCTAATGCTGCTGTTGCTGGTGTAAAGTTGGCTGTATATCTAGCTAAACCATTTGTTACACGAAGATCTTCAATGTAACCATTAAAATAACTAGCATCATTGAACCCTGCTCCCAGCCTTAGCTTTCCAGATGGATTGGTAATACTAGATGTATATGATGCAGAGCCACTTTCTTCAGTTCCGTTTAGATATGTTCTTAATGATGTAGAGTCTCTGACAACAGCCACATGATACCAAGATCCACTAGTAATAGTTGTGCCACCTGTTGTTCTCACAGCACCAGAAGTAAGATTTTTAATTACGCTACTGTTTAACATTATTAAGAAACCTGCATCTGTATGTCCGCCTCTACAATCCACAATAATGTTTTCTGAGCCTACAGCAGAGGGGTACATCCAAAACTCAATTGTAAAGTCTTTTGTTCCAAAAACAAACTCATTGTCTTTTGCAAAAAAGTCTACAACATCGCCAGTGCCATCCAAAGCTATATTTGAAGCTGCAAACTTAGTTTGTGATGTGCTTACAGCTGCATCGCCAACAGGTGTTACTCTTGTTCCTCCAGCTGCGTCCCAAATATCATGTTTGTTAGTACAGGTCAACAGTTGAGTATTTGCAATCGCGGTCAGTGGTTGTGTAGGAGGCGTAAATGCAGAAGTATAGACAGCAGTACCTTTTACAAAACGCCAGTTAGATAAATATCCAGTAAAACTATCAGGGCCATAGCTACCATCACTGTATGTACCAAGCCACACTAATCTGTTTCCAGATGTGTAAGTGCTAGTCCAGGTACCCTTACTTACTCCATTAACATACATAGTAGTTGTGCCACTGTTATCTACTAAAGCAATATGATACCAATTATCAGCAGCTATCGTAGTAGAAATTCTAGTAGAACCATTTACCCACCAATTTAATGTTGTAGAATTTGAAAAATAAAGGCTTTCTCTATTGTTTGTATCTATGTAAGAAGACCAAAGATGCTCGTTACCAGCAGGAGCCGTGGCATAAAACCAACCTTCTATCGTAAAGTCTGTACTATTTAAATTAAAGTTAGCATCAGAAGGAGTTTTTAGATAATCGCCAGTACCATCTAAGTACACAGAACCACCATGAGATGATGGTGAATAAGCTACATGGTCGTATGGGCCTTCAGAGACAAATATCGGATCTCCATAATTTGTAATTGTTCTAGAGCTACCATTTGTTGATAAATCTTTTACGTAAGGAA